TGCATGGGCGAAATATTGCGTTTTTTTTGTCGCGATTTGACAGCTAGATTTGACACATGAACGATTTGACACCCAAGCAGCGCGTGGCATACGACCGCATCAAGGAGGCGCTGCGCAGTGCTCGCCACATCGGCGCACTTGACGAGGACCTGCTGAAGATGGCGGCATGCTTGACCGTAGAGGTCACGGACCTGCAGGCTATCATTGACGAAAAAGGCTACACGTATGAGACGGTCAACCGTGCAGGCGACACCATGACGAAGCACAGGCCAGAGCACCAGATGCTGGTCGAAAGCCGATCCAAGTACCTTGTGGTTTTGAAGGAGTTGGGCATGACGCCCGCAGCACGCAAGCGCATCGAGGTAGACGTGGAGATTGACGACGAGCTTGAGCAGCTGCTGACATTCAAAAATGCTTGAAGGTGAAGGGCACCAGTATGCGCTCGACGTGGTGCATGGCAAGCTGGTTGCTAGCAAGTACACGCGCAAAGCGTGCGAGCGTTACCTCACTGACCTCGACACCGCCGAGGAGCGCGGCCTAGAGTTTAGGCCAAAGACGGCACAGGCATACATCACCTTTTTCCAGCGAGCTATCAGGCACACCGTAGGCGAATGGGACGGCAAACCGTTTGACCCACTTCCGTGGCAGAAGTTTATCTTGTGGAATCTTTACGGATGGTTCCGTGAGGACGGTACACGAAGATTCAATTATGCTTATATCACGGTTGCTCGCAAGAATGGTAAGACGACTCTCATGGCGGGCGCTGCGCTCGCTGCTTTATTCTTTGATCAAGAAAAAGCTGCTGAAGTTTATTTTGCAGCAACTAAGAAAGACCAAGCCAAGATCGGATTCGATGAAGCCCAGCGCATGGTCACCATCTCGCCGCCGCTTAGAAAGCACCTCAAAGCAGGCAAGCACGACATCAAAGCGCCGACGCTTTCGGCGCGGTGCACGTACCTCAGCTCAGAGCGCGACACGCTCGACGGACTGAACGTACACTTCGCAGGCATCGACGAATACCACGCACACCAAACCGACGGCGTGGCCAACGTCTTGCGGTCAGGTATGCAGGCGCGTCGCAACCCTTTGCACCTTACAATCACCACTGCTGGCTTCAATCGCGAGTCACCATGCTACGAATTGCAGAAGACGTGCAAGGAAATACTGGACGGCATCAAGCACGATGATGCGCAGTTTGCCATTATTTACGAGTTGGACGACGACGACGACTGGACCGACAGCAGCACATGGATCAAGGCGAACCCGTCACTAGGTACGGCGCTGCGTGGCCAGCTGCTTGACAGCCAGCTGCAGCAAGCCATCAACTTAGGCGGCTCGCGTGAGGTAGAGTTCAAGACGAAGCACCTGAACAAATGGGTCACCGCCAGCAAGACGTGGATACAAGACGAGGTATGGATGCGCAACAAGCGCGACGCCAAACTCGACGGCCTTAAATGCTGGGGCGGCCTTGACCTTGCCAGCGTGAGCGACATGACGGCGCTGGTCATGTGTTACCCAGAAGATGGCGGCTATCACGTGCGCGGTCACTACTTCCTGCCTGCAGATACAGTGCACCAAGTGCTGGACCGTGACCCGTCACACATTTACCGCACCTTTCTTGACCTGCCGAACGTGCACCTGACTGACGGCAATGTGACTGACTACGCTAGCATTCGCCGAAAGGTTAGCGGCGTGATGAACAAACCAGAGGGCCAAGTAGTTGAGGAGTTGAGCCTGATGCACACGTACAACGTGCAAAAGATTGCCTTTGACAGATACAACAGCACGCAGATCGCCATCGACTTAGTTGACGACGGTGTGCCGCTGGTGCCGTTTGGTCAAGGCTTTGTTTCCATGAGTTCACCGACCAAGCAGCTTGAGGTACTTGTCAGGACGGGCAAGCTGTGGCACGACGGCGACCCCGTACTGCGTTGGGCGCTCGGCAACGTAGAGCTGAAGATGGACCCAGCGGGCAACATTAAAGCGGACAAGCAAAAGAGCGGCGGGAAGATTGACCCGATCGTGGCCATGATTATGGGCATCGGCGAACACATGAAAAGCCCAGCAGAGGACGAGGGCTATTTTGAGATTATCAACCTTTCGTAACTTGCGGCCAATGGCTAACTGGTTTCAACGAATTTTCCAGCGTGACGGGTACCAAGTAGCGTACACAGGTCACCATTCTTTCGCATCGCATTTGCGAGGTATCAGCACGCGGGCGGGCGCCTACGTAGACACCGAGTCAGCCATGGGTTTGTCTACGGTGTACGCATGTGTTCAGCGCATCAGCAGCACGATTGCGCAGCTGCATCTCGACGTCATGCGCCGCACCGAGAATGGCGTGCAGGTCAGCGTTGGCCACACCATTCAGGACCTGATTAGCGTAGAGGCAGAAGAAGGCTACACGGCCTACGATTTCTGGCAGACCTACGTCGCCAACATCCTGATCTATGGCAAGGCGTACGCCATTATCAAGCGCCTGCCGAATGGCGACCCGTATGAGCTTTGCCTTGTCAACCCAAAGTCGGTCAAAGAAAAGATGGTTGACGATGAGGTGATGTACGAGGTTAAGGACCGTGGCGTGTACATGCACGCCGACATGTTGCGCGTCTGCAACCTGTACGGACAAAGCCCAATTGAATTACACCGAGAAATGCTTGGACTCGCAAAGGCAGCGCAGGACTTTGCTGCTGAGTTCTTTGGTAGCTCAGGCAATATGACGGGTATCTTGTCCAGCAATGAGCCACTGAAGAAAGAGCAGATTGACATCATAAAAGACAGCTGGAATAACAGCGGTGACCAGCTGGGCACTAAGCTGCTGCCGTTCGGCTTTCGATACGACCGCATTGCAGTTGATCCTGAGAACGCCAGCCTGACGGAGCAGCGCGACTTTCTCAATCAGGAAATATGCCGAATCTTTGGTGTACCTCCGAGCCTCGTGGGTGTGCAGTCGAATGTGACGTACAGCAACACGGAGCAGCAGGCCATCCAGTTCGCCAAGTACACCATTGTACCATGGACTCGGCAGATAGAGCAGGAGATGAACTGCAAGCTCATCGCACCTGACGAGCGCCTCACACACTTTACGCGCTTCGACCTTGCAGACCTTTTGCGAGGCGACAGCGTAAGCCGCGCCCAGTATTACGACACGCTTGTCAAGGCGGGCATCATGAGCATTAACGAAGCACGCCGCACGGAGGACATGAACAGCGTACAAGGTGGCGACGCGCACATGGTCCAAGTCAACCAGATTGCGCTGGACAAGCTCGACGAGTACAGCACTAAATTGAGTAGTAATGGATAATAAAGAGAACGCGCAAGTTGAAGAACTGCGCAACAAATACGGCGAGAACGTAGAGCTGCGGACCGCAGAAGTGCGAGCCGCTGGCGATGACTCGCTGGTCATCGAGGGTTATGCTGCCAACTTTGAGCAGCGCACGGACCTCGGATATTTCAAGGAAGAAATCGCGCGCGGCGCCTTTGATGACGTCATGGAGGACGACGTGAGGCTGCTGCTAAACCACGAAGGTGCACCGATGGCACGCACCACGAACGGCACGCTGGAACTAAGCATTGACGACACGGGCCTCAAGTACCGTGCAGCTTTAGCCGACACGCAAGACGGGCGCGACCTTTACAAGCTGATCAAGCGCGGCGACATCTCGCAGTCATCCTTTGCATTCACGATCGCCGAACAGGAGTGGAGCGAGGACCGCAGCACACGCACCGTGACAAAGATGGCGCGACTGCTGGACGTGTCGCCTGTCACCTACCCAGCGTACCCAACCACGACGGTGGCGGCGCGGCAGATGGCAGAGGTTAAGCCTGAGCCAGTAGAAGAAACTCAAACGATTTCAGAGGCGCAACCTGAAAAGCAGGAAGTGCGTACCTTTGAGCAAACAGCGGAGAAGACCGCAAAACAGATAAAGATTATGAATTTTCGCAACTCAAATGATGCGGCCCGCTATATCTCTCAGCTGGAGGACAAGTTGGCCAACATCAACGCCCTCGCAGAAACCGAGGAGCGCGCGTTGACTTCTGAAGAATTGGAAGAGACGCAAGACATCCACGCAAAGCTCGAAGCAGCTGAAAAGCAGCGCGACGGCTTGGCAAAAAACGAACAGCGCCTCAAGGCTCGTGCCGTTGCACAAGATGCCGTTGTACGAAGCGACAAAGAGGCAATCAAGGCTAACGCTAAGTTTGACTTTGGTAAGGCTTTGCGCGAAGCTGCACAAGGCGGCGTGACTGGCCTCGAGAAGGAGGTGATGCAGGAAGCACGCAAGGAAGCCAGCGCTTTGGGCCTCGGCTTGCGCGGCGACTTCAGCATCCCACAATCCATGTTGGTTGAAGCTCGTAACGTTTATGGTGTTGATTCAGGACAAGCAGGCGTAGCTGATGCAGTTACAACTGTAGCCACTGAAGTAACTGCATTGGTTGGCGCTTTGCGTTCTAACTCTTTGCTGGCAGCTACTGGCGCCACTCAGCTCAACGGTTTTGTTGGTGACATCAAGATGCCATCACTGCCAACTGACGCAGCAGAGGAGCCAGCAGAAGGTGCTTCTGTAACTGGCAACACTGGCGCGATGGGTGCACAGACCTTGTCACCTCAGCGCATCGCTCAGCAGATGATTGTGACCAAAGAAGCTATCAACCAAACAAACGGCAACATGGCCGCTGTGATTGCTGCTGACTTTGGCCGATCTATTGCCAACGTGCAGGACAAGATTGCTTTGAACAGCATTCACGGTACAGGTGGTGCAACTACTTTGGCTGGTGGAACTGGTACAGTTGTACTCGGTACTGAGACAGGTACAAATGACTTGCTCGCTACTACTGCAGCTGACATCCGCGACTTGTGGGCAGAAATCACTGCAAACGGTGCAGAGAACAACACGCAATTCGTAGCTCACCCATCAGATTACGCTTTCTTGATGGGTCTTGCTAACGTGTCAAGCGTAAGCGCTTTGGTTGAGAACGGTCAAATCTTTGGCTACAACGTATTGTCAAGCGGTTCCGTTCCTTCTATTGACGCTGGTGCTGTTTACGCATCTCAGCTGATTGAAGGCGGCGCAGACGTTGCACTCGGTGCAGCAACTGGTTGGGACAACTTGCGATTCGTTTACTACGGAGATTGGACTGACATGTTCTACGCTAACTGGGGCGGCCTCGACGTAACTGTTGATCCATTCTCAGGTATCTCAGCTGGAACTGTAAAGATCGTAGTCGATACTTTCTTCGACGCTAAAGTCCGACGTGCAGGCAGCTTGGGTGCATTGCCATTTGCTGCTGCAGACATCTTGGGCGCTGACGCTTAAGGTTAGATTGATTGAATGAGAAAGGCCTCGCAACCATGCGGGGCCTTTTTTTTATCTTGCACCCATGTACTACACTTTAGAGATTACTGGCGCAGCTACCGAGTCCAGCATCGTCAGCACCGCCGACCTCAAGACATTCCTGCGCGTAGACCACAGCGACGAGGACACGCTGATCGAGGCGCTACGCAGCGCGGCCATTGAGTACGTGCAGAATTATTGCAACGTGCAACTGGGCGACGTTACGGCGGTCATGTATCTTGACGAGTTCCGTGGTACGTGGGAAATACCCGTGGGTCCTGTGCGCAGCATTACTAGCATCGTCTACAACAACACGCCGAGCACGACGCTTACCTTGAGCACCTCGCAATACTACACGGACCTCAAGCGCAAGCCCGCACGCATCACAACCATATCGCCGCCGACGGTGCACCCAGATACCAGCAACGGCGTGCAGGTGACGATGGAGTTGGGGTACCTCGAGGCCGAGGTGCCAGACGGTTTGATTCACGCAATCAAGTTGCTAGTGGCGCACTTCTATGAGAATCGCAACATCGTGGTAGTGGGTACCATCACCAGCGAAGTGCCTAACCTCATCCACAGCTTGCTGAATCCTTACCGCGTAATATCTGACCGATGAGAATAGGTAAGAGCGACCGACGCATAAAGGTGCAACGATACACCACGAGCACGAACGCATACGGCGAGCGCGTGCAGACGTGGAGCACCTTGCTGACCGTATGGGCCGAGTTGATGAAGGCGGGAGAAGGAATGACCGAGCGCATCACGACGAATCAAGACATGCCCGTGCAGCGCGTGCGCTTTAAGATTCGCAGCAGCAGTGACAGCCGAGGCATCAAGGCTGACGACCGCGTGCTGTACAATTCGAAGTATTACAACATCCAAGGCATTGAGGAGGTTGGCCGACAGGACCAGCTTGTGCTGCTTTGTCAAATAACTGGAACCTGATGGCACGCGGCAGTTTAGAAATGAAAGGCGCAGGTACTGGCTTTGAAGGCATCGGCGTCGACATACAACCATTAATGAAGCAGTTTGAGGAGCTGCGCAAACAGGTCAAGGATAAGGATGTGCAGAAGCGCATTCACCGATCTGTTGGCAACATCTACAAAAAGGAGATGGTTGCAAACATCAAAGACGCGCGTGAGGTCATTCGTATTCGTCGAGGTCAAGACGAAATACAAGAGCGCGACAATATTCCGATTGGTACGCTGCGGCGCTCCATTCGCGTGTGGCTCATTGACAAGCAGGCCAGCACGTACTGGGTAGGTCCTCGCGTAGGTCGCAGGATGCCATACCAAAATGACGGTTGGTTTGCAAACATTGTAGAAGGCGGTGACCAAAAGTTTGGCGGCGGCAGGAACGAAGGGGTATTTGAGCGATCGATTCGCAATAAACAACAAGAGGCGTTTACGCAGATGCGCAAGAAGTACGAGTTTCAAATTCGCAAGGCAGCACGCAAGGCGGCAAAGAAGACAAAGAAATGAATGCAGGAAAGGCAGTATATGGAATTCTAAGCGCCAACTCTGGCGTCACTGACATTGTAGGCACGCGCATCTTTCCAGAGATTGCAGAGCAGGAAGCTGTCACGCCTTTTGTGGTTTATCAGTTATTGAGCGTAGACCCAGAAGACACGCATGACGGACCGTCCAAGCTCGATGAGGTGCGCTTTGAATTCCTGTGCTATGCCGACAGCTACAACGAAGCTGCAGATTTGGGTGTTGCGGTCCGTGCTGCACTGGATCGCGTGAGTGGAACGTACAACGGCGTCAACGTAGAAAGCGTGCAGTTCAATGACGTAGACGTGGAGATTGAATACGATCCACGCCGCTACAGTCAGGTGCTCAAGTTCACCTTTCGCATCAAGCGCGACGACATTGAGATTGCGTTAGGCACACCAGTAACGGGTGCCGAGCTTGGCGACCTTTCCGACGTAGATGTGAGCGGCGTCACAAACGGCCAGCTGATTGCGTACAACAGCACGACGGGCAACTGGGAAGCGGCAGACGACGCAGGCGGCGCGGAAACGCTTGGCGACTTAGATGATGTTAACGTAGACAACCCTTTGGGGGGTCAAAGTATTATGTGGGATAACGCCTTAGAAGAATGGGTAAAAGACAGCCGCACAACTGCTCTCTTCGATGAGTTTAAACAAGGCTTAGTGACAACGGTCAAAAACGGAGCAGGCACGGAGAGCGAGTTAAAATTAGAACAAACAAAGGCA